GCCTCACGTGACGGCATTTCCAGGTTCACCATTTCAGGTCTACCTTCTGAGAAATCCACCTTTTCTAGTGCGCGTGCGTTGGTTGGTTCACTGATCATCTCTTTGAGGAACTTGTTCTGCGTCATTTTGCGATTTGCCTCCATATTGTTGTAGACGCTAGCTTTGAAACGACCAATGACTTCCGACCACATCTTCTGGTTGTGGTCTGCGTACACACCCGCAAACGTCATGCCATCTCGGATAGGTGGGACTAGCGCATTGCTCAATTGGGTAGTGCGCACTCTAAAAATGCAGGTGTCGAAGACCATGCTATTGTTCCACGTGGACAGCAATTCGTTGTAACGTTTCTTTTGATTCGCAGCCCAACTTCCCAATGTGAGGTCGTACAATTTCCCCGTAGTCAACTGGCGCAGGCGTTCGAATGGACCCACCAAGCTGCTTTCAAATTCGTAATTAGGCGAGTATTTCAATAGCATGTCCACCATTATGACGACAGTCTTTAGCACGTTCAGTGGCATCGCTTTGCAGTTTTCACTGGGGTACCATCTACGCAACTGGGCGGTCAGATCTCTTTTCTCGCAATTCTTAATGCTTTCACCGTAAAGGTACAACATGTTTACGATTTCCGACGAAACGACCAGATCCGGTATAGGACTTCGAACAGCCACATTGGACAGCTTGAAATAGCCCACGTCACCCAGATCGCGCGTCAATTCCTTAGCGACCTTTTGCGTGGTAGTGCTCATGATGAAGAAAGGGCCCTTGCGCCATTCACGTGTAACAGTGATTGTACTCTTGAAGCCCTGAATCGTGCGGGCCACGTACCACCAATGTGCAGCTAGCGGTTGTGCGTACTCATCCTCATCAGACTCGCATTTGTAATGTAATGTTTCGCCCACAATCTTGAATGTGTACAACGTAGGTCGGAGCGAGTAATTGCACACCATGCTTTCAGGCGGCACAATTCCACACCAGTAAGCAACCTCGACCAAGGGATTGGCCTCATGGAAAGCAGCCACATCGGAAGGCGTGAAGTACTGAGCACATTCACTCATAAACACGCGTTTTGCGGTGGTGTGCAACATGGAACTCATGGGTTCAACGGTTCGATAACGTGCAAAATCTCTCGCGGACACGTGACTGTTCCTGATGGCACATTGCGAACGAAACTCTTTCGGCAGCAAGGCAGCAGTAGAGTCTGAAACCCAATACAAATCACCCCCTTCGGGTAGTAATGACGGCAATTTAGTAATGTGTATGTATCTCCGCATCGCGGCGTGCACAGGATGCGCATGCTCCACGGTCGCGCCACACCCAACATTGATGCCCCAATTCTTGAGGTACATCGCATTGTGCTCGGGGACCACCCAGGGGCAGTACAAATTTCCCAGGTTAAGACCCTTCTCTATGGCAGGGACTAATGAGTTGTCGATGTTCTCAAGATTGAGCGCGGTGTTCAACTGAGTGATGGCCTTGCGGACAGGATCTTGGTATCGTGTCTCATTGTTGCTAACCAATTGCTGCTCATTCATTGTCTTCAGAGCTTCTATGAACAACTCCGGTTTCTTACCCTTGGGTACACGTGGCACATTCAGTTCACCGTTACGCATGCGAGAAGCTCGGTCCATCACTTTCTGCAAACGTTGTTGCGGACTGAAGACATCGATCACATGAACATCACCATCAGGCATCACGCACCATTCAATTAAATGACCTCTTCGG